TATATTTGGTCGTAGGAACTCAGGAAACAAATCTAATAAAGTATGAAAATCTTGCTGTATTAATTTTCTATTTTCAGTTATCTTGACATAATGAGATAAACAATCCCAGAACATACCAAATTCACTAAAATATCCAAGGGTTTCATCTAAATCAAATACTACAATTTTCATTATTATATATTCACTTTTAGAAAAAGTAGAGCGAAATATTTTATTCAACCTTTATCCACCTTTAGAAAAGGTGGAGCCAAATATTAGAGCAAATAATAGAGCAAATAATAGAGCAAATATTAGAGCAAAGTTACAATATTTGGCTCCACCTTTTCTAAAGGTGGATAGGATTTAAAATATTTATAACTAGTATAGACAATCTATGACCGATTTAAATAATAATGATTATAAAACAATTTTAGAATATTACAAAAAACCTATACCTAAATCAAACCGTTTATTAAAAATGGAAGCAGAAAAAATACTTGTTTCAAAGTTATGTAGTTGTATAAAAAAAATAGATCCTACGAATGAAGCTAAATCAATTGGAATATGTACTAAGTCTGTAATTAATCGCAAAGGATATCGTCGTGGTAAATTCACATGTAAAAGTAAGCCTAGTATTCAAATTAAGAAAAATATTACTAAGAAAAATATTACTAAAAAAATATAAAATATTCTTCTATTGTATATGCCAAAAAATAGTAAAAAAAATAAAAAAATACGTAAAGGTATTGGACGTGGTGCTACTTCAGAAGAATTAAATATGTTAGAAATCGGGGAAAGCAAATTTAGACCTCAAACTAAACATAACGTGACTTTTTACTCGGTTCCTAAAAATCATTTATCTACTTATGTTAAAAATATAGATCTTCCACGACCTACTGGTTTTGATAAAAATGAATTACTAGAAAATAGTTTGAGAGTAGCAGAAAAAAATGCAAAAAATGTAGAAAGTATAAAACCATTAGAACGTATTCCAAGCGCTGATTTTTTTGATAATACACCTCCATATGAATTGGAAAGACGACAAAGAGAGAAATCAGCTGAAAATAGAGTTTCTCACCTTCGGTTACGTAGTAGTTCTTCTGCTAAAGGAAAGAAATATAGAAAAACAATTCAGAAAAAAAGAAAAATAGGAAAAAAAAGAAAAACATTTAGAAAATAAATATGTCTTTATTGTAAGTATGAGTTACGATATTATTATTATTGGTTCAGGTATGTCAGGTTTGTACAGCGCATATCAGATAAAAAAACACGAACCTAATAAATCTTTTCTTATTTTAGAAAAATTTCATAAAAAATGGATTGGTGGTAGAACTAGTAATGAAATTTTTTACGGAACTAAAATTGTTACTGGTGCGGGTATTGGTAGAAAAGATACAAATCCCTTACTTATTCATTTGATGAATGAACTAAAAATTAAATTTGAGATATTTCATTCTATTATGGATTACTCTTCGCTAATTAAACCCATTGATGTAGAAAAAATTATTAACAAATTAAAAACCTTATATAAAAAACATCCAGAATATCAGAGTTTAACATTTAAACAATTTTTTATAAAAATGTTAGGACAAAAATTGTATAAACAATTTACAATATCTGCAGGATATACAGATTATGAAAATGCTGACTTGTATGAAACATTATATAACTATGGCATGGATGATAATAAAGGTGGATGGACCGGTCTTTATGTACCTTGGAAACAAATTGTTGAAACATTATACGATAAAATTGGTTCTAAACATTTCAAATTTAATGAAAATGTAGTTCAAATTGAGAAGGTTAGAGAGAATCAGAATCCTTGTCTGTTCAAAATTACAACTGAAACTGGTGGTATTTATTGGTGTAATAAAGTCATTGTTGCCACTACTATTAATGGAATTAAAAATTTAGTTCCTGATAAGAGTGGAATATATAAACAAATACATGGACAACCCTTTTTACGATTGTATGGCAAATTCAATAAGAAATCTGCCTTAATTATGCAAAAGTATGTACCGCATTATACTATTGTACCTGGACCTCTTCAAAAAATTATTCCTATGGATTCAGAAAAAGGTGTCTATATGATTGCTTATAGTGATAATGCGAATGCAATGGTATTGAAAGATTATTTAAAAAATACTCCAGAAAATCGTGATTTGTATTGTCTTCTTATTGAGCAGTCACTTGGAATTCCAACTGGTTCTTTACAATTAGTTGCAATAAAAGATTTTTATTGGCCTATTGGGACACATTATTATGAACCTTTGAATAAGTTATATTTTAAAACGAGAGATCAGTTTTTGAAACAGGCACAACATCCGGAAAAAGGTATGCTAGTTGTGGGAGAAGCCGTTAGTAGATATCAGGGTTGGGTAGAAGGTGCTTTAGAGTCGGTTCAAACCGTTTTAACAAAAAAATGGATTATTGACGAGTGTTAGATAAATAAATAATAACCATGATAACCTATTGCTGCAAACCCTAACATTAGTAAGAGCTCAAAATATTTTCTTTTAGTATTCTCTCTATTGTAACCAATATAGACTAGTAATGGACCAACTAAAAGAATATGAATCAAATTTACCCAGTATGGTTTATCTACTTTTATATAACTATAACTCTTATAACCATGGTAAAGTATAATAATAATACCTAATCCTAATAATATTGGATACATATAGGGAGATATTTTATCTCTTTTTATTCCTACATAAAGAAATAGTCCGCCAACAATGATTATATGAAATAGATGTACAAGGGTCTCCGGCTTCATATAATATAATAAATTATTATAATAAATTAAATTTATTTTCTTATAATAATATAGAATGGATAATTATAATAATATTGAAGTTAAGAATATACAAAATGGTGGAAAAATAGTGCGTAAAGTTTCTATTAAGAATGGAAAGGGATATAAAAGTGTTACAAAATATCACAAAGGTAAAAAAATAGGTAGTGCAAAAAAACCAATTCATAAAGACCATATGAAACTTATTAAAATGGGCAAATTTATTCCTGGACTATTTTCTGATTGTGGATGCAAAAAAACTCGTCGAAATAAAAAATATCGCAAATAAATTATTTAGATAAATGATCCAGTGCTGATAAAAGTACTAATTCTTGCTCTGTTAGCTTCTGAAATATTAAATTTTTATCAAAAGAGAATTGAAAATGTCGCGATTTATAACCATAATTTTTACATAGACAATATACCCCATCATCTTTTATTTTCATTTCGCAAAAGAGTGCACCTTTTTTCAAAATTATATTTTCTGGATCTTCCAAAGGTATCCATCGAATAAAGGCGCCATATTTTAGATCATTCATTTCATCCACATATTTATAGTCTTTTAATTTTTTTAGAAGCTCAAGAGTTTCTGTTTTGGGTAGATGAAGCTCTTTTAATACATTCAAGTTCATATCTATAATTTTGTCTGTTGTAAAATTCATGAGTGTTTCATTTGTTTCGTCATCTAATGCTTTTAATAACTTACTTACGTCCATATAAATATAAATATAAATATAATTATAAAGTAAATTATGTTTATATCCTTTTCCACCTTTTGAAAAGGTGGAGCCAAATCTATTTAACTTTGTTTCTATTTTTGTTGATATTTTGTTATTATTTTGCTCCACTTTTTCTAAAAGTGGATTACCACGCACTACCAAAACCGCCTCCTAAAACAGCATTTGCTGGCATAATATCATTACCAAATCCTTCTATACCACCTGGAGTAGCCGCACCAACTAATGGTGTTGTATCTTGTCTATACATATTATTGTAGTTTGGTAATTGCTGGGTTGAAGTTGATTGTTGCTCATAGTTTGGTAATGCACTAATGGCAGTACCTTCTGTGTAATTTGGTTGACCTGTTATAGGTCCAATTTGTTGCTGTCCGGAAATGGGTTGAGAAACCTTCACATTACCAGAATTCTTCTTATTCTTTTTTGCCTTTGGATCTTCACTCTTACCATTCCATAATTCAGAAATACGTTCTACTAAAATACTTACTTTCTCTCCTAATTTTGTTTGTAAACTCATTGTAATCATTAATACTGCTAAAACAATGAAAATAATATGGAAATCAGGGTATTTTGTATTACTATATGTAGGAACATATGTAACTATTCGGTGAACTAATAATAGACCTAAAAATGTAACAATTATTTGAATTAATATTTCGGCAACCACCTCAACAGATCCTTTATTATCATCTGCCTCAGGAACATATTTTCCAATTGTTTTTGTTAAAATAACTACTGGAATAATTGCTAATAAAATATACTGAAGTGTATTTAATATTTCAGATTTTGAGTCATCATCAAAATTAAATACATGTTTTAAAAATCCTTTGTTTGAATCATCTGGACTATCCATATATCTATAGGGTATAATTAGAAATTAAAATATAGAATTTGATTATAAATAAAAGTTATTCTAAATACTATTTAATATATTTTATTTCATTATAAATTTTATTTCATTATAAATTTTATTTTTAGGAAAGGTTTATACAAATATAGAGTTAAAAATAGTTAGTGTTTGACTCAGCCTTTCTTAAAGGCAGATATGCGTAAGTAACTTAAAAACAAATTGTATATAATTATTATTATGAGTTCAAGATCACTCGCTGCTGCTAGATCTAGACGTGCTGGAGAAAATGCACCTCCAGTTTCAGGAAATCGTCCAGTTACTTCTATTGGTTCATACGCTGCATTTGGACAACAACCACCTAATCAACAACAAAATGTTAGAGTTTCAAGACCACCTCAACAAAATACATATCAACCACAAAATACATATCAACAACAAAATACATATCAACAACCACCTCCACCTCCATCTCCACAAGTAAATTCAAATAAACTACCTTTTACAAAATTAAGCATTTCCGACGCCATTGGATTAATTACTATTAGACTTGGACGTGTTGAACAATGGATTATTGAAACAGATCATGAAAATGAAGAAAATGATCATTCTTCTAATTTACCAAATAATTCCAGAATTGTGGATAATAGTATACTTACTAATTTTGCAAGCAGATTAGATTCACTTGAAAAGAGAGAACCTGTTTTAGGAAATAATTCTGAAGAATTTACTAAATTAGTCGAAGATGTTGGAAAAATGAATACGCATTTAGAAAAAATTGTAGAAGAATCGTCTAAACATTCATTGATTACTTCCAAACATACTGAGCAATTATTTAGATTTGAGAGAGAGCTTATAGAGACAAAAGATATATTAAAGACATTTATGTTGAAATACGATCAATTTGCTAATGAAACAAATGATAAATTTGGAGATTTTGAATATGTTATTTCAGAATTAGAAAAAAATGTACAGGTTAGTGAAGAACAAGTATTAGAAAATGCAAATGAAGAAAATGCAAATGAAGCACAAGAAAATAAAGCAAATGAAAATAATGATATTGATAATCAGAATGATGAACTTCAATCATCTGCTATTATGAATGTTGATTTGAAAAATATCATTAAACAAGAACTAGCTACAGGTATTGTTGTTTAAATATATTTTAAAAATACCTAAATACATTTAGATTTATTATTAAATGAGTGATACAGATAAGTTGATTAAGGATGTTGCTATTGATATTATTTGGTGATTACTTAACAATCCATATATGGATCTAACTTATAAATTTCATAATCAACTACCTATGTGTACTGTGTATACTACAATTTTGGGTACAGGTATTTCACTATTTGTTATGAAAAAATATTTTTGAAAAGAAGAAGTTTAAAAAAGATATTAAATATAAAGTGTTCTATTATATTTAATATGGAATTCCAAATTTGTGATAAAAAGAAAAAAGATATTTTTGTATCTGTTTTTCAAGTGTTAAAAAATTGTTCATCTATTATTAGTTGCACATTTGAAGAAGAGCTACTACATATTCAAGGCATGGATAAATCTCATATTTGTTTATTTGATGTTAAACTAAATAAATCTTGGTTTGATAATTATATTATATCTGAAAAGAAGATTATTTCTTTTGATTCCAATATATTTCATTCTATTATTAGTACAAAATCAGATAATCAAAGTTTTATTTTTAAAATGGATCCTGATAATGAAGATACTCTTCATATTGATTTTGTCACTGAAGATAAAAATCAAAAAGAAGATGAAAATGAAAATCAAAAAGAAGATGAAAAAACAGATAAGAAGACAAAAAAGAAGGAGAAAAAAGTAAAAAGAGTAAAAAATACGAATGATAAAGAAAACAAACAATTTAAAAAATTCTTCAAGTTACCTCTTACAGAAAATGATTACAATGAATTAAATATTCCTGTAACTGAATATGATGCAGAATTTTCTTTATCTTCAAAACATATAGATGATATTTTTACTCAACTGAGTCTATTTGGAAATGATATTATTGTAAAATGTTCTGAAGAAAATATATTTTTGACTGCTAATGGTGTTACTGGAGAGATGCGTGTTGAAATACCAATAGATGATGTATCTAGTTATAGTATTGTAGAAGGTGAAGAAATTGAATTGATATATAGTTTAATTTATTTGAACAAAATGTGTATTACCAATAAGTTATCAGAAGAAGTTGAATTTGCATTGAGTAGTGAATTTCCTATGAAGATTCTTTATCCTTTAGGAGAAGATAGTTCAATATCATTTTATATGGCTCCTAAAATTAGTGATGACTAAAAAATATATATTCCTTCGTTATACTTAACAAAAATTATTATATTTTTTATGTAAAACTATAACAATGAAAATACTTATTGGATTTTTTATTTTTTGTTTAGTACTATTTATTTATTTACATATACAATTTCATTTAAAAACAAGTGAAGACTTGGAAATGTATGAAGTTGAAGAACCTTCAAAAAATAAATTAGAAGAAATTTGTGATCTTCGTCAACCAGTATTATTTGATTTTGAATGTGATAAAATTATAGAAACTACAAATAAAAACTATATTTCTAATCATTATAATTCTTTTGAAATAAAAATACGAAATGTGAATGATCAAGACACTAGTTCTGAGTTATATATTCCTTTATCTATTAATTCAGCAGTAAAATTATTTGAAGAAGATAAAAATTCTTGTTACTTTTCGGAAAATAATAGTGAATTCTTAGAAGAAACTGGTATTATTAAAAATATGAGACATAATGATGAATTTTTGCGTCCCTATATGGTTTCTAATTGCAATTATGATATTATGATGGGTACGAATAATACATGTACTCCATTTCGTTATGAATTGAATTATAGAAACTATTTTGTTTTGACACAAGGAAGTGCACAGGTTAAACTAACACCTCCAAACAGTAGTAGATATTTGTATCCTATTTATGACTATGAAAATTTTGAATTTAAGTCTCCTGTAGATCCATGGAATCCGCAACCTAAATTTAAAAATGATTTTAATAAAATTAAATGTCTTGAATTTACTTTAACACCTGGCAAAACTGTTTTTATACCTGCTTATTGGTGGTATAGTATTAAATTTAATTCAAATACTAGTATATCATGTTTTCGTTATAGAACTTATATGAATAATGCGGCTATTTTACCATATATTGGTATGCATGCATTACAAATTCAAAATGTCAAAAGAGACGTGGTTAAAAAAGCGAATATATCACAATTAAATCATGAAATAATACATCCACTAGATAATAATGATATAAATAATGATAATACAGATAATAATAAATTACATGAAATAAATAATGATAATATAAGTAACAATGAATTATATGATAGTATTC